AATTTAATAAGGTTGTCCAAGATTATTTGGTCAGCGTCCAATTGTTCTTGCTTTTGTTCCAATTCTGTTTTGTTGTTTTCGTCTTTAGTTTTGAATTGTTTGTTGATTCTGTCCATGATTTTTTCATGTTCTTTGTCAGCTTTATTCAATTCAGTTTTAACCTTGACCAAATCACCCTCAAGTTTTGCAATATTTTTAGTGTATTTTTCACGGATAGCAGCTTTCCCCGTTGTGATTTGTTCCTCTGTCATTAATTCTTTTTCAGCTTTTTCCTCAAACAACATTATTTCTTGAGCTTGGTCAAGTGTTATTTGTTGAATTTTCTTTTCAAGCTCTGTCGCGTTTCTTTTAATTTTATTATATTCACTTTCATAAGCTTTGTCACTTGTGTTCCCTCCCGTTTTCGCTTTATAATTTAATAATTCCAATAATTTTTCACGTTTTCCAAGCTCGGTGTTTACATCTTCCGCCAACCAATAACTTTTGTTTTCTAAAAAATTAATGTCCTCCGCTAAAGTTTTATTTTCTTCCCTCAATTCACTATGATTCAATAATTGTTCGGAAACTTCTGCGTAAAGACCCTCTGGAATTTCGCCAATTTTTTGATTTAATTCATCAGCTTCAATGATATTTTGTTCCTGAATGTGTGACAAATTCGCCATTTCACCTTGAATGTGTGCGAAATTTTGGTTTTCAATACTCTGATATAATTTTTCGGTGTCTGTTAACGCGTCACCCAATTCATAAGCAACCTCAACAATGTTCTCAAATTGGTCAGCCCCAATGTCAGCCTCTGTCTCGTCAAAAATTGCGTTTAAGTTATTGAGTCCCTCTTGAACTTCTGTCATTCGTTGTTTTTTATCAAGAATTTCCTGTTCAACTTTCACTTGTTCTTGTAAAATTTTGTTCACTTTCTCACCCGACATTTCCATGATGATTTTATTTTTCAACGCTTTAACTGTTTGGTCATAAGCTCTTGCCACGTCCTCCGCGAGTTTTTTCTCATCACCTAAATTTGTGATTGTAATTGGCGAAATTTTATTAAAAGCCTCAAGAGATTCGTTTCTTTCTTTTTGACTTCGGTTCGTGTCCAAAATTTCCATTTTCAATTGCTTTAAATTTGCAATCTGTTTTGTTTGTTTGTCCTCAAATTTTTGTGTTGTTTCATTCAAGCTTTCAATCAATTTTTCCTCCTCTGTCAACTCTTTATTCAAGTCCTCTGTCGCTTCTGTCGCGTCATCTGTTCCTGTTATCCAATCAGATAAATAAACCAAACCTGTCGTGATGGTGCTCGCTATTAAACCAAACGGATTTGATTTCATTGTGAGATTTAATCGCTTCATTGCTTTGTTCAAACCAAGAATCCCTCCCCTCATTAAAGCTGTCGCAAGACGTGCAGCAACCATCGCTCCTTGATAACCTATTGTCGCAACCTTAGCGGCAATCAATGCAACTTTATAAGAAACAAAAGCAACTGTTACTCCTTTTAATATTGGTAAAAATTTCTTTAAAATTTCAAACAATCCTTGAATTGCCTCAAGAACAAAATTTATTGCGGGTGAAAATTCCTCAATTAATTCAATTGCAAAAGATTCCGCAACGGATTTGGTTTCGTCCAACGAACCTTTCATTGTGTCCCTCATTACATCAGCAAAGTTTTTAACTGTTCCCTGTGACTCTTTTAAACTTTTGTTTAATGCTTCAATTTTCTGTGTTCCATTCAAAAATGTCGCAAATGCTGTCACACTTCTTTTGTCTGTTAATTCTAACATTCCCGCAACGTCAACCCCTTGTTGGTCTAATTGTTGCAATGCGGGAATCAACTCATCAATTGACGTGATGTTTCGTCCAAGAGCTTGTGACAAATCTCCTGCGGGGTCTGCTAGTTTTAAAAATATATTTTTTAAAGCTGTTCCCGCTGTTGAAGCTTCCATTCCCGAATCTGACAAAACACCTAATAATGTTGTTGTGTCCTCTAATGAAAAATTCATTGCGTTTGCTAATGACGCCACTTTCGGAAATGCAACCGAAAATTTCTCCAAATCTAAAGCTGAATTCGCAAATGAAGAAGCCATGACGTCCGCCACCCTCGCCGATTCGGAAGCGTCCATGTTGAATGACTTTAAAACAATTCCGACTTGTTCCGCTGTTTGACTCAAATCATTTCCAAAAGCAAACGCCAAATCTAAAACAGATGAGGTCATGTTTTGAATTTCGGTTGGGTCAAATCCTAATTTCGCCAATTCAATTTGTAAGTTTGCAACCTCTGAAGCCGTGAACGCTGTTGAACCACCCAACGCTTTCGCTTGTTCCTCCAACATTTCCATTTCCTCTGCCGTTGCTCCTGAAACAACCCCGACTTGTTTAATTGCAAATTCAAAATCCACAAATGTTCCAATCACACGTTCCATTGTTTTAAAAGCCATCACAACACCTGTGATTTTCATTGCTAATGAGGAAAATGCTTGACCATAATTTCCAACATTTCTTTGTGAACGTCCCATTGCAGCGTCCATTTGTTTCAATTGTGTTGTGTTGTTTTTTATTTGACCCGAAATTTTTTGAAATTCTTTTGAGTTTTTTCCTAATGGGTCAGAAAGTTTCCGTAATTGAACCGACAACGCAGCGTTTTGTTTTGTTAAATCATTATAAGATTTCCCCACCGATTCGGTTGCAGCGTTCATTTTTAACAAATCACTTTTGCTTGAGTTTAATTCCTTTCTCAAACCTTTTAATTTTGTTTCCGCTTCAACAATTGACTTTGTGAAAACCTTTCCGTCTTTCCCTGCTTTTTGTTGAGCGTTTTTCAATTCTTTCAAACCTTTCTCTGTTTGGGTGATTTGGTCTTTTAACTTGACCATGTCTGATGTTCCCTCAACCCTAATGTTTAAAATTGTTTCTAATGACGCCATGTTTTTATTTTTTAATTACTTTTTAAAACCTTTCTATATTCTGTATTTTGCCCCCAATCTGTTTTTACTTCTGTATAAACCTCAATGAAATTTCCTGACGAATCTTGGAAAACGATTGCTCCTCCACCTCCCTCAAGAACATTTCCTCTGCCGTCAATCACTAATGCTGGATTCGCTTGACCTACGTCAAAAATAATATTGTTTCCTTTCTTTCTGTCCCAACCATTTGAATTTTGTCCAATAACAATTCCGTTTCCTAAATTTCGCCTTGAATTATTATTTCCAATTACAACACCACCTCCATTTTTCATTCGGTTATTATTTCCAATGTTGTAACTTTTGCCACTATTTGGATTTGTTGTTTTTTGACCTGTCGTGTCCACAATTTCCCATTTTGGATTCGTTGGTGTGTCTGTTTTTTCTTGAACAGGGTCAATTCCTGTCACGTCCAATGGTGAATTCAATGTCAAATTACTTTGTTGTGATATTTTTAAACGATTCACATTTGTCAAACCTAGATTTGACGAATAATTTTTCATGTGAGCAACCTTATTTGTTCCAATTTGTCCGATTCCTGTGTCATAAGAAACACCATATTCTTGACCTAACGTGTGACCATGTGTTGATTTTCTTGGTTTTGCCAATGTCCATTCAAACAATTCAACCTTTGTCAATTCATTTTTTGATGGTTTGTAATCAACAATTTTATTAATGATGTAATATGTCACACTTTCTGAATTTTCAATATAAATTAATTTTTGAAACTCCATGTCCGAAATATCTTGAGCGTTTAATTTAAACATCGCTGTTTTGATTTTGGGTCTTGTCAATAAATTTTCAATATTTCTTTCCCAAAACACCTTATATAAACCATCACACGTTGCAAATGTTGCAGGTGTTGGTTGAGCCATGTTTGCCAATACGTCCTCAAAATACAATTGTGGATAATAGTCAATTGAACCAATTGTTAATTGTCCAAAATAAGTTTCGTCCTCATCACAATAAACACCTGCAAATGGATAATAATTTAATTCGTCAGGAGCCGCCGATGGATTTTGTTTTGACCACCTCCATTTGTTTGCGTTTGAGAATCCGTCTGCGTGATTTAATGGTGTTTTTCCACCCCATAATAAAATTCTCGCTGTGTGTTCGTCAATCTTGTCAGGATAATCATTGTTAGATGTTGCATTCCAAATGGTTGAATATTCGGAATGAATCACGGGAATATAAGGAGCCTTTGATGGATTTGTTGCAATCACTTTGTCTCTGAACATGTATGTTGGAGCGTAATAATTAGAACCAATCTTTTGTTCCTCATTGACAAATAATTCACCCAAATCCATAACATGAGAACCTAATTCACACACTTGACCACGTCTCCGATTTCTTTCCTCAACAAAACCATCGGCTCCGTCCTCCTCATAAGAAAAACAAAGATTTCTTTTTAATGAATCATAAATATATTTTGCCGATTGTTTTCGTCCCCAATCCATTTTGTCCGACCAATCAACTGCGGTGTCAGCTCCCTCAAAGAAATTGTCACGGGGTTCAACTTTAATTGTCTTTGTGATTTCGTCAGCTTGCCAATATAAATTGAACAATCCTGTCAATCCATTCAACCATTCTAATTGTGTGACATCACATGGCAATAAATTCGCAAGTGAAACCGAACCACCATCAACAATTTGGTCGGTTATTCCTCCATTGAATCTCATTCTGCTTAACCTATATTGACATTGTGTTCTGGTGTGTATTGCCGAACCACCTGCCCATTCATTCCACTCCTCCAATTCAGATTCCTCATAAACTTCCGTGTAGGGATAAATATAATCATT